CGAGACCAATGATGGGCTGGAGAGTCTTAAGAGTCCGCTTACGGGACGTATCACGTTCTTTAACGACAAGGCCCGCAACTTCCCGGATCGACTGGTGGAAGATGATGTTATCTTCACTGTGTTGCCAGAGGGAGTCAAGGCGGTTGAGGTAAAGAGGAAAGCTGTGACAAAGCCGAAGTTTGTTGATTGGTATGATTTTGAGGAGCAAGCAGCAGAGGTGCCCAGGCAGGCCCCAGTGGGGAACATGGCCAACAATCTTAACGTCCGTCTCCCTTAAGGAGGAACCCAAAATTCACTGTCTAGCGTGTGATAAACTATTAAACGACTATGAATCCACTCGTAAGTACAGCAGTAGTGGTGATTTTGTTGATCTGTGTAACAGATGTTTTTCCACGGTTGCTGAAGACATTCCGGACATTGATGACGGCCCTGTTGGTGAAGAGATCGATGAGATTGATGAGGGAGAGATCATCGGTGAGGACGCATCACTTTGGCCAGGATACCGGTATGGAGAAGGATACTCCCAAGATGACTAACCCAATCATACTCTGTAAGCCGTGCAATCGAAAGATGACTCGGCTTGAGTGGATGAAAAACACAGCGTGTGACAACCCTGACTGTAGGTGTCCGGAGATAAAAAAAGCAATGAAGGCAACCCAAGTTGCAATTAAACGAGCGCAGTCTCGCGGCGGGGAAGAGGTGGCGAGGATGGCTAATACTATATCAACCAAGTCAACCCCAGTGCCGAATGGACGAGATGAGAACATCCATCAACTCTACATCGACATCCCCCAGGTGATCACCATTGATATCTCTCCAAAGAGGAAGAAGTGAGTGGGCATTCCAGTGAGTCAAAGTTTAGCCATCACGGTCCCTGTACGTCGTGTGGGTCCAAGGATAATGTCGCGTGGTATGCTGGGGCTGGTGCGAGGTTATCAGGATTCTGTTTCGGGTGCGGAAAGTTTTACCGCGAAGCAGGTCAAGGATTACCTGAGTTGGCATCTGCTGGAGCTAACACTTCAGGGACTCCTAAGGTGGGGGCACAATCCGAAGCTGGAGTACGACCCCTTGCTGATGACGTTGGACATTATTATCCCCTAGGTGTGGTGGAGTGGGTCCAGAAGTACCACCTCACTCCTACCGACCTAATCCGTAACAACGTTTTTTGGAGTCCAAAGAATGAGCAACTCTTTTATGTCTTTTATGGAGTCGATAAAGAAGTTGTCCTGTGGCAAGCCCGGAACTTCCGAGCCACAACAACCCACAAGTCACGCTTCTTTACTAGCGGATCGACAGCAGATGTTATTGCAGCATACTATCCAGAACAAGATAGCGACTCGTGCTGCATTGTTGAAGACTGTGTTTCCGGCATCCGAGTTTCCCAAGCCGGTCGAACTGGAGTTCCATGCTTTAGTGCATCGATGCCGTCAGTCAAGCTCACCCGACTCGCCAGAATGTATCGGCGCATAGATGTGTGGCTTGATTCTGACAAGTTCAAAGAAGCGGTAGGATTAAGTAGAAAGATCCAGACTCTTGGATATGAAAGTCGGGTTATCCACACAACGGAAGACCCAAAGTGCTATACAGTGGAACAAGTAAAGGAGATATTCGGCGATGAAACAGTGGCGTAAAGAAGGTCTGGGTCGTAAGAATAAGTTCAATCACATCGATTTCAGCAAGTTCCAGTCAGGGCTTTTGCTGGTCTTGATCAAACGTGCTGGAGATAATTTCAAATTCCCAGGGAATCGAGTCCGTAATGAAAACTGAAATGATTGCAGGTAAAGAGAGATTACTTTGCTATGCGGGAGGTATCCTTGGCAGTTTGTTGTCAAATCCCAACAACTCCCACACCCCGGCCTCCTTGATTGCCGGGAGTATTCGGACAGCACAACGGTTGATTGACACAGTGTACGACGATGAGAAACTAAAAGAGATCCTCAACGGTGAATAATTTCATTCGAGGTGCAATGGTGGGCCTAGCTATTCTGCTGGCCGGATGTGCAGTTAACGTGCATTACTTTCCGCCTCTCCAGAAACAACTAGACAGTGTTGTGTCGGTTACGATGGACTTGGGCCACTGTAGTGGTTGGGTACTGGCTGGAACCCACACGGTAGTTACAGCAGCCCACTGTCAGGAGGGACAGGCAGTGCCAGCAAGCCCTTATGTAGTGGACTTCGGGGACGGCAAGCCGCACGACTTTGTTATCGAAAAGAAAGGGGACGGGGAGAACTTTGCCACTGGTCCTGATCTGATGACGCTGAAGACCACAGACGGGACTATCAATTGGCCGAAAGGTTTTCCTGTTTGTAAAGACCCCGCATATTATGGGGAACGAGTACACTTAATGGGCGGACCACTTGCACAAAGTAAAACTATTTCGTTCGGCACTGTCAGCAACCCGAGTCGAGACCTCACGGACGATCTTGGTAAGTTTGCTACTTTTGTTCAGTATGATGGTGTCATGCTTCCAGGAAACAGCGGTGGTCCTGCTGTTGACGACGTACATAGTTGTGTCGTTGGTGTCGCGGAACTGGCACTCAAAGCTGATCGGGGCAGTGACGTCCCGTTTGGCCTGAACTTCTTGACTCCAGCTAAGTCTTTGGAACTGATTAAATGAACAAACTAGAACTATATCTGGAGAATTGCACTGTCTCGTTCCTCCGAATGCCCTTGGCTATCCTGGGGAAGTACCAAGCAGTTCAAGGTGATAGCTGGCTTAAGAACGTCCTGGTGACGTTGGACCAGTTGGGTAATGCCCTGACCTTCGGGGATCCCAACGAGACCATCTCAAGCCGTTCTGCGAAGGCTCAGCTAGCCGGTGAGGAGTGGGGATGTGTGATGTGTAAGCTCCTTAGCTGGTTTCAAACCAACCACTGCCAACTTGCCCTTGAGCGGGACAAAGGACGACGGGCAGTTATACCGGATGCTAATCCATAATGAATGCAGACATTGCTGTTGTAATTGAACAACTGTCTAACTACCTAGAGAATCCGGGTACACTGGATGGTATTGTAATACCAGTGAAAGACCTTCAATACTGGCTATCTGTTGTACAGGAGCAACAAACACCATGACTCCAATCTTGTGTTATCTCATTGGTTTATTGTTAGGTATTTGGGTAGGTCTTGGGATAGGGACATCCAGTTGTAGATAAGCAACACAATGGGCTGGTCTACTTGACAGCCCTTCTATTCTGTGAGATAATAGTTACATAATATGAGGAGAGCTATAATATAAAAGAAACTATTAATATAAAAGAACTAAAAGAACAAATCAGATACGATTTAGTATCTGGATATTTCTTTTGGATTGTTTCTAAAAGAGGTAGAAGCCTAACAACACCAGCAGGTACAATTGACCACTTCGGTCATCGTAGGGTGTGTGTTAATGGAGTATTGTGGTTAGCATGTAACCTCGCATGGTATTACATGACTGGTGTGGTCCCCCCTGAACGAGTCCGTCACCTCGACGGTAATCCCCTCAACAATCAGTGGACCAACCTACAGCTACAGACGCATGCTGAACACTTGAAGTATAGACGACGCCGACGTACCACGTGTACCGGAGTCAAGGGTATCTCTAAAAATTACGCTAACGATACCTGGGAAGTTTCCGTTGAACACAACGGTAAGTTTTACAATGCTGGACCTTTCCTTTCACTGGACGCCGCGCTTGCAGCGCACGAGACGTTAATTCAAAAGATTAGTAACGAAGTACCGAAGCAGGCCAAGCCTGTGGGACGTGTAAAATTCTCCGAAAAGGAGATAGCTCAAGCGATGGAGGTTTTTATTGAGCGAACTGAGCGTAATCCGCCACCTACTGAACAAGACGACTTACCATGGTATACGTGATAGAATCGATGTAGAGGATCTCTCCAAAGACCTACATCCAATCCTACGTACTATTGATGCCCACTTTCTTGGTGACAACCACGAGAGTATCACAGTAGATGATCTATCTAACTTGTATTTCTCAACGAATCGTGGTAAGATAGAGTTCTATCAAGATGTATTTGAAGCTATCAGGAAGAATGAAGCTTCGTTGGAAAGTACCGAGAAATTAATAGACGGCCTACAAACGTCCAGGCTCCTACGGGAACTATCGCTGGATGCCTACGATGCAGCAGAGGGCCGCAAGCCAATGGAGGGCATTCTAGCCAAGCTGGAGGCACTTAAACAAACAGGTGAAGGAGATGCATCTAAAGATAGTGACTTGGATGACTTCGTATCTGATGATCTTATCGAGATCGTTAATGCAAGTCGTGCTGTGGAAGGTTTGCGATGGCGTCTTAACAGTCTTAATCAGGCTCTTGGTTCGCTTCGACAGGGTAATTTTGGTTTTGTATTTGCACGCCCCGAAACAGGCAAGACGACGTTCCTCGCTTCGGAAGTTACACACATGGCTTCGCAAGCTAAGGGTCCGATTCTCTGGTTCAATAATGAGCAGGTTGGCCGAGAAGTAATGTTACGTTGTTACCAAGCAGCCCTAGGGATTGACATGGTAACTTTGTTACGGGATATGCCGGGGAACCACAGACGATATCACGAGGTAACTCATGGGAATATCAAACTCAAAGATTCGGCGAGTATCCACTGGAGGCAGGTGGAAAAGATCTGTTCGATCCAAAAACCATCTCTCGTTGTATTCGATCAAATTGACAAGATCAAGGGTTTTGATTCCGACCGGGAAGATCTCCGCCTTGGGGCGATCTACATATGGGCGCGTGAACTTGCGAAGACGTACTGCCCCGTTGTGGGGGTGTGCCAATCTGATGGATCGGGAGAGGGTCAAAAGTGGCTTACCATGGGTAATGTGGCTAACGCCAAGACAAGTAAACAAGCTGAGGCGGATTGGATTTTGGGCATTGGCAAAGTGAATGAGCCTGGGTATGACAACTTACGCTTCATGCACCTGTCCAAGAACAAACTTGTTGGTGATCCAGACGGCAAGCCCGAGATGCGCCACGGAAGATTTGAAACACTGATTGATCCAACCATTGCCAGATATCAGGATTTAATGTGAAAAACTTTAAGTTGTTGGAGTTTGACTTCGACGCTGGACCTCTTCTTGAGGAACTAGCTGACAAGGAACATTTGTGGAACCAGAATGATATTCGAACCAAAGGTAATTCTTTTCACAAAGAAGCTGATGATATTCTGCTGATCTTTGATATTGATGAAGAAGATAACAAAGGATGCTATCCAGCGTCAGGGGAACTTGAAAAGCTGGGAGATTTTGTATATAACTTCTTGGAACATCTGGGGTACACAGAAGACGACGCTGTATTGGGTCGCATGGTGTTGACTCGCCTTAAGCCAGGGAAAGTTATCTATCCCCATATAGACCTCAAGGACCACACGGATGCGTATAACCGATATCATTTATGCCTTACCGATGCTGATAGTATTTTTATGTGTGGTGATGAAGTCCTTAACGAACTAGGTGGCACAGCTTTCTGGTTTGATAATTCTTTGATGCACAGTGTACAAAACAAAGGCGACAGTGATCGCATTCACCTTATTGTGGACATAGCTAAACATGACTAAGAAACAGGAAGTGGCGTTTGTGGTGGTACGTAGCTGTGATGGAAAAGATCAAACTCCTGTGGCTATCTTCATGAACTACGATGACGCAGTGGAGACGGCCGGTGCCCACACCCAGAAGTTTATTGACGAGGGTATCAAGGGCTTCCGGTTTGACGTAGCTACGACTGCATTTTATGATTAATGAGTGCACTATGCGTAGATGTAGAGACGAGCACACACAACAATGGTGCGCCCTATGATAGACGAAACACAATTGTATGTTATAGCTGGGCAGATGAGACTTCTGCGGGAGCAAATAAGGTTACATCGGATAGCATCGAAATCCTTAGAGACAAGATTCTCGGAGCTAGAGTTCTCATTGGGCACAACATTAAATTTGATATCCATTGGCTCAACAAAATTGGAATCGAAGTCCCAGAAATCTGCCGAGTCCACGACACCCAAACCGGCGAGTTCATCTTAAGTAGACAAACGGAGAGGTATCCTTCGTTGGAGGATGCCCTCGTGCGGCATGATCTTGGACATAAGTTAGACGTTGTTAAGACGGAGTATTGGGCTAAAGGAATCCAAACGGAAGATGTGCCGTGGCCTATCCTAGAGGAGTATGCTATCTGGGATGCCAAGATGACCTTGGCCTTGTATCATAAACAACAAGAACTGTTAACACAAAACCAGAAACGTTTGGTCAATCTCATGGGCATGGATCTATTGATCCTTCAGACTATGGAGAAAAATGGTTTGGTGTACGACGAGGAGTTATGTCATAAACGTGCGGAGGAGATTAAGGGAGAGATACAACGCATCACCGAGAAGTTATCTAGCATTTATCCTAACGTGCCTATTAACTTCGGTAGTGGGGATCAGCTATCTGCCTTTCTTTATGGTGGAACAATTGTGGAGGAAGGTAAGGAGCACATCGGCTTCTTCAAAAGCGGAGCACGAGTAGGGGAACCTAAATATAAGAACATCGAGATTCTCCACGAACTTCCCAGATTAGTGACACCCCTGCGTGGGTCGGAACTAAAGAAGGAGGGATTCTGGGCAACGAATCAAGATACCTTACTCAAACTCAAAGGCAACAAAGCTACCAAAGCAATCATTGAGTTGATCCAGCGTCAGGTGCGACTTGATACCCTATTGTCTAAAACATATGAAGGGATCATCAAAGTCAACCGAGAGCAGATGTGGGAACCAGGTGTACTCCACGGTCAACTGAATCAATGCGTGGCCGTCAGCGGTCGCCTCAGTGCTTCTAAACCCAACCAGCAGAACTTTGATGGGGAAGCTGCTGATTTATTCGTGAGCAGATATAGTGACTAAGCACGTTGTCAACGAAGAAAAGATGTTGAGTAATATCTTTGTAAAGCTGGAGTATTCTGACACCTTCCAGGACTTCATAATGAACTTGAGTAAGGAAGAATATGAGGCTTTGAGTCATGCTGTCAAGACACGGGATCTGAAGGAATCTAATGCTGGTAGCGTGTGATGCCAGCCAATTGGAGTGGCGCACAGCCTTGCAGCTTAGCCAAGACCCGGTTGGGATCAAGGAGATTGTTGAAGGCCAAGATCCGCACAGCCTCAACGAAAAAGCCTTTAACCTACCTAGTCGATTCATTGCAAAGATCTACCTCTTCCGCACTATTTTCCGAGGGAGCGGCTACGCCTTTTCAGTGGATCCGGATTTCATGCACGTGTCCACCAGTCCCGCTTTCTGGGACGGAATAGGAGAAAAATTCTATGGTAAATACAAAGTACTTGATGCGACACATAAGCACTGGGCGGAAGAGGTCATGGCTGGTCGACCGCTCGTCGGTCCGTCAGGACGAGAGTGGACTATCAAAATCACGCGAGATCGCTACGGAGAACTCAAAGTACCATGGACAACTCTAACAAACTACCCAGTACAGGGGACAGGTGCCGATGTAATGATGATCGCCCGTATCAGCTTCTCACGCCGGTTGAAGGCTCTTGGTATTCCGGTACTGTTGATTTCAACGGTCCACGATTCAATCGTAGTGGATTGCGAGAAGAAGTATGTGGACCAAGTTGTAAAGCTGTTCTACGAGGTGTTCGACGATCTGGTGAGCAACCTGAATCGGACGTTCAAGATTAACTGGACAGTGCCCTTAGCTTGTGAAGTGAAAGTCGGAATGAACACTCTTGATATGGTTAAAGTTGACAAGCCTTATTAAATTGTGTTAAGATGTATATATACATTTAGGAGATTGAATGAGTATTCAAGTTCAGGTTTTATCAGTAACCAGTGAAACGAAACCGACTGCCAAGGGTAGTTATCAGATGCTTGAAGTAGCATACAAGAATCTGAGTGATGGTGGTAAGGTTGGTGCGAAGAAGCTTATGTCCTTCAGCAAGACCGAAGGGACTACGTTTAGGGTGCTGGCAGACGCAAAGGCGTTGGAAGTGTATGACGTTGAGTTGGTTAAAGGGGAGAAGTATTGGGAATGGACGACCGCAACTCGAAATCACGGCGGCGGTGCGACCTCGGGGAGCACAAGTGGGTCTGGTTCGACGACGGGGACATCGGCTCGCACTGGTACTGCAAGTTATGCCACTGCAAAGCCGACCTACGAAACTCCGGAGGAACGGGCGAAGAAGCAGATCTTTATTGTTCGCCAGTCAAGTCTGAGCAACGCGATTGAACTTCTCACAACGGGAGCAAAGGTTCCCCCTCACGTGGATGACATAATTGCAACTGCTGAGCGTTTTGAGGCATTTGTTTTTGGTAGTGGAGAAGCTGAAGACACCGCTCGTAAAGATGTGGGAAGTATCGAAGATATGGAAGATTCTATTCCTTATTGAACCATTTGCAGCACGGCTGTACACACGACTTATAACACTAACACAAATTAAGGACATATTAGAAATGTTTACTTTTTTCTCGACGTTTAAAGCAAAAGTTGTAGCAGAATTGGCTGACATCAAAGCAGCATTCACGCGTATTGAACAGAAGCTGGATGCGATGTTTGGTGTGACGGCCAAGCCGGCAGCTCCCGCAGCAGCGGCTGATCCGAAGCCGGAAACGGTTGTGGTGCCTCCGGTAGTTGTTGCTCCGACGGAAACGACTACTCCCCCGGCAGCCTAAATCATGCGAGCATTGGTGGATGCTGATATTGTAGCGTTCTCCTGTGCCGCCTACAACAATGAGTACGGTTGGGACGCTGTGGTACGAGACATCGATGACCTAATGAATCGAATACTCAACACCACGCGTGCCGACTCCTACCAATGTTTTATCACAGGCGACAACAACAAACGTTATGAAATCGATCCAGAATACAAAGCCAACAGGAAAGACAAAATACCGCCAGTGTTCCGCGCCGAGGCTAATGCTTACATGGTCACTAAGTGGGGTGCCAGAGTCTCCGACGGTAATGAGGCTGACGATGAGATGGGCATCAATCAAAGCCAAGCGGAACCGCTAACCACGATCATCTGCTCCATAGACAAAGACCTTAAGCAGATCGCAGGTCGTCACTACAACTGGAGACGAGATGAGTTTGATATGGTCGATCCTCTTGACGGACTACGCCTGTTTTATAGGCAGCTTCTCACTGGGGATACTAGTGATAATGTTCATGGTATCCGGGGTATTGGGCCGGTAAAAGCGGGTAAGTATATTAATGACGTAGAAGACGAATGGGACATGTTCGAGATAGTTCAAGCCCTATACAACGATGACGAACGACTTCTACGAAACGGTAAATTACTTTGGATAATGAAAAAAGACAATGACTGGTGGGAATTCCCGAAGGAAACAGAAGTTAGACTCGATCAAGCCATACAAGAGTAAGTTCGAGCAAACATTTGCACAAGCTTATCCAAAACTAAAATACGAAACAGATAAGCTCCAGTATCAAGTAACACACACATACAACCCAGACTTCAAAGTAAAAGAGGGTGTGTACATCGAAACTAAGGGACTGTTCAAAGCACAAGATCGTGCTAAACATCTTCATATCAAAGAACAACATCCCGACATCACTGTTTATCTAGTGTTCCAGAATCCCAATAATAAACTGAGCCGAGTCTCTAAGACTACATATGGCGAGTGGTGCGACCAGCACGGGATCAAATGGGCTACGATAGACTCTATTCCAAAGGAATGGTTCAAATGAATTCAATGGCATCAGCAGTAATCCGACAGATCCTTAATGGGTTTGTTGTTGTTCTCTTTGTCCCGCCCACCGCAACGGAAGGGGCTGTTGAAACCGAAACCTACTACGCTACGATAGCCGAGGCAAGCGCAGCACTGGTTGCGGCCCTTTAATGAAAAGCGATAACATCGCGGTGGAGCGCCGCTCATGCGAGTAAAGCGAACTGTGGAACGGGAGGATGGTAGTGTGGTCTTCCAAGGCATCCTTGAAGGTGCCGAACTAGCTTACGTGATTGAGGTGGGACTGGATACGTTGATTGAATCAGGACACCCGATCTTTGCAAGTACAGAAACCCATGCGATCCACGATCTGCATGAACTTCCTGAGGGGAAGCAATGATCGTCTCAGACTACCGAGGACCACAAGGCTTCTTCACTGAAAAATGGTTAGAGCCGGGGACTAAATTGACTGGTCAGAGGTTTCATTCTATCTTCTTAGAGGCCAGTGAAATCGTCAGATTGATAGAAGAACTGGGCACTGAAAGCGCCGTGCAATACTTTAAAAGCTTGCATCGACAAATAAAGAGGTATAAATGAAACATCTAGTGCTGCCCGACTGTCAAGTAAAGCCTGGCCATAGCTACGATTATCTTGAGCGCATTGGCCACTATATCGTAGAGAAGCAGCCTGAGGTAATTGTGAACATCGGCGACTTTGCGGATATGGCTAGCCTTAGTTCCTATGACGTAGGTCGTAAGTCGTTTGAGGGTCGTA